AAGCAATTTACGGAAGTGATAGTGCTGATTCACATCTTCCAACTCCGCAACAAATCATCGAAATGTTGCAATAATTATTAGTTAAAGGGGTATTCACAAATGTTAAAACAACAAGTAAAGTATGAAGATTTCGATGGAAACATCCAAAATGAAACATTGTATTTCAACATGACTCGTATGGAGCTAATTGCATTGCAAAGCCGTTACGGTAAAGAAGATATGGAAAAATACATTGAAACTCTGATTGCTGACAAAGATCTTGAAAAGATGTATGAACTTCTAAATGATGTGGTTCTTACATCTTACGGTATTCGTTCAGAAGATGGTAAACGTTTCATCAAGAATGATGAAATTCGTGAAGAGTTCAAACAGTCACTTGCTTATGAAGCATTGATTGAAGACTTCCATGATGACAGTCGAAAAGTTCTAGAACAATTTGTTTCTGGAATTACTTCTCATATTCGTGGATTGAAGAAAGCGGAGAATGCAATTCCCGCTCAATAGTAAAATGTTATAGGGATGTGTGTTTTTCACATGTCCCTTTATTTTTTTAAATTTTTTGAGGTGTGAATATTATGGCGTCTGAGTTTTTGACAATTAAATTAGAAGACGTTGAGTTATATGATGATGAGACATCTACTTTCATAACTCAACCAGGTAAAGAGGTTACATTTCGTTATACGTTAAGAAACTTAGATAAGTGGGAAACGAAACACGAGAAAAGGTTTATTGACAATTTCGATAACATATCACCCGAAGAGATATTGGATTTTATTCGATGTATATGTGATGAACCAATAGATTTAAATGTTCTTACTCAGAGAGACTACGATAAGATTATAGAATATTTGAAACATACTCCATCCGCAACAACTATGCCAAATAGGAATAGTTCTGCAGTATCTGGTTTTTCTAGAAAGAAAATATTTACATCTGAGATAATTTATGCGCATATGGCTTTGAACCATATACCATTCTCATGGGAAGATCGTAACTTAAATAAACTTATAATGTTACTTAACTGTGTGGGATCTCTTCAAGAACCTCCTAAGAAGATGACAAGAGCGGAAGCAATGGAAGAACAACGAAGAGTTATTATGGAACGCCGACGTCTACAAGAACAAAAGGAGAATTAATATGGATGTTATTGAACACCATGGTGTCAAAGGTATGCGTTGGGGACATCGCAAACTACACAACATGGTTGAAAATCATAAAGAGAACCTTCGATATAAGTATCGAAAAGCAGGTTTAAATGAACAACAAGTAGAAGCTAAATTACAGCGTCGTTTAAAAAATGAAAAGCGGTTGGTGAAAGCTGCCGCGGTTGTTGGGACTGCTGCAGCTGCTTATGCACTAAAGAATAAAGTTCAAGATGATTTTATTGGAAGAACTATTAAAAAAGGTAAAACGTTTGATAGTGTTAGCGGAGCTAATAAGATTGATAAATCTAGACCTGTTTATGGAGCATTTAATAAATTAGATAAACTAAAGTATCGTGGTATTTATGGTACTGAAAGAAAAATGCGCTATGGTCAAACATCTGATAATTTATTTACATTTAAAGCAAAGAAAGATATTAAGATTGCCCCTAACAGAGCTGCTAAGAAAACATTCGATAATCTTTATAAAACAGATAAAAACTTTAAGAAGGCTGCTGATGAACTGGGAACAATTTATGGTGGTAAAGCATTTAAAAAGTATGATAAATTTAATATCGGATTAGTTGGTCGTGGTGATAATAAGAACAGTCCACATGCGCAAGCCATTGACAAATTCTATAAAGAACTTAAGAAACAAGGTTATTCTGGAGTTATGGATAGAAATGATAAGAAATTTTCCGGATATAGAACCAAGAACCCGACTATTTTCTTTGATCATAAACATTTGAAAGTTGCTGGTAAGAAGCGATTGACTGATGAAATGATTGAAAAAGATGGTAATAAGGCTCTTCCAATTCTTATTGGTCAAACTTTAGCCAAGCCAGCGGCTGCTCTAGCTGCTGTTACTGCCTATAAACAACATAAGAAAAATACGCAAACTCGTCAAAAAGATGAGAAGTATAATAACAAGTATAACAGGAGGGATTAGTTATGGGTATTTCAGTATCCGGCGATTTTGGTGGTCTTGAGAAATACCTTAAGAAATCTAGAACTTCAAATCTTGATATGCTTGGAAAGAAAATTGTTGATGCCTTAAAAAAGTATACTCCAAAAGATAGTGGCGAAACTGCTGAATCATGGGGGTATAGGATCACAAAGACTTCTCGTGGTGAAGATTTGGAAATCTATAATAGTAACATCAATGACGGTGTTAACATCGCAATTATACTTCATTATGGTCATGGTACAGGAACGGGAGGATACGTTCCACCACATCCATATATTGATGAAGCTATAAATTCTGTGTATAAAAACGCTATACAAAAAGTATTGGAGGATTATTTGAAATGAACAATGATACTTTAGAACACTTTGGTGTTAAGGGAATGCGTTGGGGTCGTAGAAAATCTAGTACAAAATCTTCTGTAGGTAGCAAACTGAAGAAAGCTGCTATCTATGGAGGAGCTGCTGCACTTACCGGTTTGGCTGCTTACGGGGCGTATAAAGGACTTAAAGGTCGATCCAATTATAGTTCTGCAGTAACCAAAATTGTATCTCAACGCAAGTCTAAATCTAAAATCAAACCAGACATGGACTATGCTGAGAGCATTCTTAAGAATGCATGGACTAAACAACGTCCTAAAAGCTCAGCTCCTAACTATGGAGATAAGTTGAAAGACATCTCCAAGAATCTATCAAAATCCCAACAAAAGGTTAAGAAACAGGGTGATACTATCAACAAAGCTAATGATGACGCTCTGAACCTATTGAAGAATTTAATGAAATAGAAAGGACTTTTAAATGTCAGGATACGTAGACGAAAAAGTTGCAAAAGTCACCCTGGATAATAAAGGATTCTCTAAGAATGCAGATGATACTATATCTGCTTTGGAAAAATTGAAGAATGCTTTTTCTAAGGTTAGTGGTAAAGACGCAACAAAAAATATTAGTTCAGATATGGCTGAGATGAATTCTGTTATCTCGACATCAACAACTAAGTCTGAAGGTTTACTATCCCGCTTAAAAGATGTCTTTAAACGAAGCACCGATGGTATTGATATGTCTGGTGCTGGAAAATCTATTGAAAAAATGAATGCTGATGTTGAGAATCGAACTTCTAGAACATCTGATATTCTATCTAGATTGAAAGGGATCTTCCAAAAAGCGGATAACCATGAAGGCTTTCCTAACTCTATAAAATCCATAGATGCTCTTAACAGTAAGGTTTCGGGATTCGATGCTAGCCCATTAGCGGCAGCATTTGAGAAAGCGGCCTCATCTGTTAACAACTCTATGAGTATCATGAACATTGCGGTTGGTAATGCGCTTAGTGGAATGGTCCAAAAAGCGATGAGTTTCACGGGTCAATTCTTTAGAGGACCAATGGATGGTCTTGGGGAGTATAAAGATAAACTTGGATCTATTCAAACGATCATGACGAATACTGAATGGGAAATTCCCGATTCAAGTGTTCGTATGCGTAAGGTATCTGGTGCTCTACAAGATCTAAATGATTACGCGGATAAGACTATTTATTCGTTCGCTGATATGACTCGCAATATCGGTACATTTACCGCTGCTGGTGTTAGCTTAGATAAAGCTGGAGTTGCTATTAAAGGTATTTCCAACTTGGCAGCCGCATCCGGCTCAAATACTCAACAAGCATCTACTGCTATGTATCAATTATCTCAAGCATTGGCCGCTGGTAAAGTGGGTCTTCAAGACTGGAACTCAGTAGTAAATGCTGGTATGGGTGGTAAACTATTCCAAGATAGGTTGACTCAAACGGCAGAGAAAATGGGTCATGCTCGAGACATGACTAAATCATTTCGTGATTCCTTACATGATGGTTGGTTGACATCCGAAGTCTTGCTAGAGACTTTGAAAGAATTCTCAGAAGACCAATCAATGCTTGATGCCGCAACCAAGGTTAAATCCTTTGGTGAATTAGTTGGTACCGTTCAAGAATCTATTGGTTCTGGATGGGCTACTACTTGGGAATATTTACTTGGTGGATTTGAAGAAGCTCGTGATATGTGGACCAAAATCGGCCAAATAGTAAATCCATTTTTTGACGATGCACAAGGTACGTATAAAGATGCTGTGTCCGGAATGACTTTGAGTTTGGGTAACTATCGAAATGCAGTATTAAAAACTTGGAAAGATCTTGGTGGTCAACAAAGTTTCTTTAACTCTATTGAAAATACATTCGCTATTGTATTCAATTCATTGACAAATCTACGAGCTGGATTCCGTAGCATTATTGGACCATATCAAGATTCGGCGAAAGCTTTATATCAAGTAACTCTTAAATTAGAAGAATTCACTTCTAAAGTTAGAAATTGGCAGGCATTACAAGATACAATGCTAGCTATTGGTAAAGCATTCGGTTCTGTATTTACTGGTGTTTTAAGTGTTATCGGAAATATCGCTAAAGGTATGGCTTCTGTTTCAGGATCTGCAAATGGATTCTTATATATCATTCAAGATGTGGCGAAAGGTATCGAGAAATTCTTTGCCGCATTCAAGACCGAGAAAGTACAGGCAGGATTCGTTAAATTTGGACAAGCCATTGGAAATGTACTAGGCATATTTGGTTCGCTATTTAGAATAGCGGCTACTGTTGTGACATCATTCTTTAAAGCCTTTTCATTCTCAAGCGACGGATCTGGATTCTTAGCATTCATGACTTTATTGGAAAAGGTAACTGGAGCTATTCGTAAATTTGTAGAAGGAATTGAAGCTGTTATTAAGTCTACAAATCCATTCAAAACTTTATTTACATTTTTAGCTGCTCCTGTTAAAGCATTCGTTAATGTTTTTGATAAATTGATATCAAAAATGTCTAATCTAAACGGCATATCTTTTGATGGTATTACTAATTCTCTAAAAAATCTATTTTCTTCGCACAATATTAAGGGTGGGGATGCTTTAGTTAACTCCGTTAAGAATGTTTTCAAATCCTTAAGCAGTGCGGTCAAAGAAGGTATTGGTGAATTCAAGAAAAATCTATCAATATTTAGTCTTTCTGATATATTAAAAACAATGCTAGTGGGATTCGCTGGTTTTAAAGCTTTTAAAATGTTTAAAGATGGACAGAAAAAAGGTGGATTTTTAGCCCCTATTTTAGATTCACTCAAAGAACTCGTTGAAAAAGGCGATGAAATCGTATCTAAAGTATCTGGTGTTCTGGATGGACTAAAAGATGCTATTAACTCATTTACGTTAGGTATTAAGGCCGGAACACTTTTGATGATCGCTACTGCTATTACAATGTTAGCGGTATCTATGAAAGTGTTATCTGGAATGTCTTCGGAAGAACTAGTACGTGCGGCCTTAGGTATTGCTGCAGTTAGTTATATTCTGACTGCCGCCATGGGGCGTCTAGCGGGCATGGCTAAAATACCGCCAAGTACTGCTATTAGTATGATTGGATTCGCTTTCGCAGTTAGAATTATGGCAAAAGCTATGCGAGATCTGAGCGAGTTAAGTGCGAACCAAATGATCAAATCTGCTGGTGGTGTTGCTGCAGCTTCTCTTATTTTAGTATCAAGCATGAAATTACTTTCCAAAGTAGGTAAAGTAAAAGTTGGTGCTTTAAAACTAATAGCCTTTGTATTTGCTATTCGCATGCTTGTCAAATCTATGGCCGAATTAGCAGAATACGACTATGAGTCTTTACAACGAGCGGTAACTTCAATTGGCGTTTTGATGTTGTTATTATCCACATCTATGCGTATTATGAGTGGTATTAAGATAAAACTTAAGGCTCTTCTTGGATTATTTGTGTTTGTCAAAGCTATACGATCCCTTGTGAATTCATTAAGTTTAATTGCTGATATTGCTCCAGATAGGTTAGTTCCATCTATAAAAGCCATAAGTATATTACTTGCAGAATTAGTTATTGCATCTCAAGCATTAAGAGGTGCAAAACCATCTTTACGATCACTTGCTTCATTAATCATATTTACTTACTCTATAAAAGAGTTGGTGAATGCATTATACGAAGTATCCATGTTAGATCCTGCTGATATGATCACAGGAATACAAGGCCTCGGATTCTTATTTGGAGCCCTTGTTATTGCTTCACAAGCATTAAGAGGCGCGAATCCGTCACTTAAATCATTAGCGTCATTATTAATCTTCACCTATTCTGTTAAAGAATTAGTGAATGCGTTAATTGATATATCCATGCTTGAATATGATGATATGAAGACTGGTATCATAGGTATGGGATTCATATTTACAGCTCTTGTCGCAGCCACTCATGCTATTAAAGGTGCTCGTGTTAATCTATCAGCTTTAGCATCGTTAATCGTATTCTCATATTCTGTAAAAGAATTAGTTGTCAGCTTGATGTATTTAGCAGCGATACAACCAAATCGATTAATACCATCTGTTGTGGCATTAGCGGATGTATTTACATTTTTAGTAGCAGCTACACATTCTTTAAGAGGTGCCAAAGTGAATTTGAGTGCATTAGCATCACTTATCACATTTGCATATAGTGCTTCTCAGCTAGTATCTGCTTTGATAGGTATATCTCACATTAAGCCTGATAGACTAATTCCATCTATATTGGCTCTCGGCGCTGTAATAGGCGGTCTAACAATAGCTGTTATAGCGATGACAAATATGTCGGGTAACATCTTTGGAGCTATGGCTTCTGCATTGGTTCTATTATCATTTGTGCCTGTCCTAGTATCTATAGGTAATGTCCTAACAACATTATCCCAAATCTCTTGGAAAGGTATGGTTGTAGCACTAGGAGGTCTTATCGGAACTCTTACAATATTGCTAGTTGCAATTGGTGTTTTATCTGCTGTTGGTCCTGGAGGATTAGTTGGCGCTGCTACATTATTACTATTAGCAGGATCATTATTAGCATTAGCGGTTCCGCTACAAATATTAGGCTCTATGTCATTACCTCAAATAGGTGCTGCATTACTAGCTCTAGCAGGAGGTTTGACGGTTCTAATTTTGGCTGGCGCTGGCGCAATGCTTGTTGCTCCTGGTTTGCTTGTATTGTCAGCTGCATTATTAGCATTCGGAGTAGCTGCGGTTGCCGTTGGTGCTGGTGTAGCTCTTGCTGGTGTAGGGTTGAGTCTAATTATATTAGCTCTTAAAGAACTCGCAGAAGTAGCTCCTACCGCTTTGGTTGGAGTTGTTACAGCATTGGATATTTTCCTCAAAACGTTAGCTACAAGAGCTCCACAAATGGTTAAGAGCTTGGTAGATATTGTCAAGAGTGCCTTGGATGGACTTGTGGAATTAATTCCAAAATTTGTAGATTTCGGTTTTAAACTATTACTAGCTCTTATTAAAGGACTAACTGAAAATGTTCCCGCTCTTATGACTGCTGGTATTAAATTGATCACAGAGATTGGTAAAGCACTTGTTGAAAATATGGACGCTTTGCTAAAGGTTGCTCTTGAAATTGCAACGGCATTTATAGAAGGTCTTGGAAATGCCTTAGTAAGTGTCAAAGATAAATTGATTCCGGCATTAAAAGCAACATTCAGTGTCATTGGCGACATCTTATTAACAGTTATTGGTGAAATGCTAGCCCCACTTCTTGCTAAAATAGCCGAAGTATTCGGACCAGTATTACAACAGATTGTAGATATGATAACCCAATTGGCTCCCGCATTGACTCCAATTATTGAAATTATTGGTAATGTTTTAACGACATTGATCGAAAATCTTCCTGGAATCTTACAACCAATCGCTGATACAATTAAAGTATTAGTTGATGGTATTGTGGCTGCTTTAGAAATTCTTGCTCCTGTTGTCGAAACAATTGTAAATGGTATAGTGACCATCATTCAAACATTAGCACCTATTGTACAATCTGTCGTTGACACAATTAGAGCAGCAATAGAAGTTCTAGGTCAAATCTTCACTACAGTTGGAGAAGTTATTAAAGCTGTTATTCAAGGTATTGTTGATGTTGTCAATGCTATTGGTGGAATTATTACGGCTGTATTTAGTGGAATTCAAGGAACACTTGAAGCCCTTGGCGGTGTATTTGAGTCTGTTGGTGCAGGTATTAAGACTGCTTTGGAAGGTGTTGGCACTGTAGTTGAATCTGTGGGTAATGCTATTAAGACTGCTCTTGAGGGTGTGGGTTCTATATTTGAATCGATTGGTAAAGCAATTAAAGATGCTCTTTCTGGAGTAGCAGATATTATCCGAGCATTCGGTGATGCCGCTAAAAGTGCCGGTGAAGGCTTTAAACTATTTGGAGAAGGTGCTAAGTTACTTGCCGAAAATGGTGTAGGTGCTGCTGGAGGTATTGCTGCTATTGCTGGAGCCGTAGCTGGATTGGGTGGTTCTGCATGGGCTGGTAACTTACAAGGATTTATTAAAGATATTGAGAATCTAGGTAATGCTATCAATAATCTTGGTGGTGCTTCTGGTAACTTGTTAATTCTTGCAGGCGGTATGGCACAATTACAAGGATCTATTGGAACTATTTCCGGTACGATTCCTACAGTTAATACTGCATTTGAATCTCTAAGTGGAAGTCTTGGAACTATTTCAGGATCTATTGGTCCAGTGGCTAGCTCATTCCAACAATTGGCCACCCCAATTCAACAGTTACAAAGCAGTTTAACAATTGTTGCAGGTGCATTCACAATCTTCACGGCACAAATTGGCGGCGTTCAAGGATTGCTTGATGGGATTGTCAACAGTTTCACAAACATTCAAAATGGTGTCACTTTGGTGGGAACCGCTATTGGTTCTTTGCCAGCGTCGTTCGATTTATTCAACTCATCCCTAGGAAATGTCCAAACAACCCTGACAAACTTTGGAACATCTCTAACAGACTCAACTACTGGATTTGGTAAGATGGGCGAAGCTGCTACATTGGGAATGACTGCTATGAATGATGCTGTTCTAAATGGAATGGTTATTGTACAAGGCACTATGACAACATCTATTGGTCAATTAGCACAAGCAGTTACTGATGGATTTGTGCAAGTACAAGATGCAACAACAAACTCAATGAACACCGTTCGAGATGTTGTGGCTCAGAACATGGATACGGTTATGGGAACGATCAAAGAAAGAATGACTGAGGTCGCAAACCAAATGTCAAGCTCCCTAGATCAAGTTATGAAAACTGTTTCGGATTCTATGAGTAGAGTATCGACCACAATCCAAAATAACATGTCCCAAATCAACAGTAACATCCAAAATGCTACAGGACAGATCAAAGGAACGTTTGATCAATTCGCATCAAATGCGCAGAATACCATTAAGTCAATGATGGATACTATAAACAACAGTATCCAAAATGGTATGAATACTGCCAAATCAACTATCAATAGTAATATGAGTAGCATCATGTCAACTATTTCTAGTTATAATGGTACTGCTAAATCTAATGGTTATGATATTGGTTGGTATATTTCTGACGGTATTGCTAGTGGTATTTGGGCTAATGTAGGTTCTATTGAATCCGCTGCTCAACGAATCATTGACAAAGCAAATGAAGCGGCTAGAGCTGCTGCCAAAATTCATTCGCCATCACGACTATTTGCAAGTTCTGTTGGTAAGTATATTCCTCAAGGTATTGCGATGGGTATTGATAAAGAAATGCCTAAGTCAATCCAACAAATGCAGGATACATTTAAGAATGGATTTGGTGAAGCTGCAGACGATGCTGTTAAACACGGTAATGCAATGGCTGAAGCTGTTGCGGGTGCTGTGAACCAAGTAGGTGATATGTTGGATGTCGCAGTTGATGACATGAACTACACACCAACTATCACTCCAGTTATTGACTCATCTAATTTAGATAAGTTCAAACCAAAAGATTATGGACTAAACTTAGGATCTGCTACACGAGTACCTACTCCTGTTTACTCACCAACTACAGGAACTGCTCCTGTTACAACTGTTAATACAGATAATTCTACAAAAGATTATCATATTAATGTGAACGTGGATAATGGTGGACATCCAGTTGATCCGAAAGAGCTTGCCAAACAAGTTCAATATCACATAAAACAATTCGACGATGAAAATCGAAGAGGAAGAGGCGAGGAGGTACTCTGGTAATGACAATAAAACCTGGTTATTTCTTGTTCAACGGAGCAAATTCCGAAGATCAAAACATATTTATCCAGGATCGACCAGATATCGTAGCCCCAAAGAGACGTGTCTCTTTTATTTCACCTAATGCTTACGAAGGAGAGTTGGCTTATGACGATGACGGTTATGAGCCAACCGAATTCGAGCTAAAGTGTTTCTACGATGGTCGTTTCCATGGCGATAATCATGAACGTTTATCAGATGTTCGGAACAATATCTATACATTCTTTAATCAAGGAGTTGGTGAATGGTCTGTATTTGTTCCATATTTCGATGAAGAACACGAGTATATGGTTATTTTAACGGAATTAACCTTTGAAAATAAATACTACTACGAAGGATGTATCTCATTTACTGCTAAGTTGAAATGTCAACCATATAAGTATAATCGTTTTGCACCAGAAATAGAAGTCGCTAATGGCGGTATTTTAACCAATCCAACGGATTACATTTCTAGACCCCTAGTTTCATTCTCCAACGTATATGGTCAACTTGATTTGACTCTTGGAGGAAACAAATTGTCACTACGCAATCTAAATAATGAGCATGTATTCATTGATTGTGAGACCTATTCTGTTTATGCTAGGGACGGAAGTGTAATTACTAACCTAAATAACAAAACGATTGGGAAAGATTTCTTTGTTTATTACCCAGGAAAAGATCCAAGGAATAAACTAACAATCTCAAAACCCGATGGAAATCCGCCATCACTAATTAAAATCAAACCAAACTGGAGGGTTCTTGTATGAGACCTATTTTATACGAACAAGATGAAACTCTGTTTCGTACTAATGGTATCGGTGTCCTCCATGATGCGGAGGAATGTAAAGTTACTGAGGTTCGAAATGGAAAATTTGAGTTAGAGATGGTCTATCCTCTCCAAGGAGAATGGATGACCGAGATACTTCAAAATCGGTACATTTTAGCTAGACCAAATGACTACGACCAACCGCATGCTTTTCGTATTTACGATACTGCTGTTGATTTAGCAGCCAACCACGTAACCGTTAAGGCTGTAAGTATCACAGATGACCTTGCTGGAAATCTGGTAAAACCATTCTCGGCATCATTTTCCATTACGCCAAATGGTGCTTGGAGTATAGTAACCGCTGCTGTTGTGGATCCAATCAGATATCGTTTCTGGTCTGATATTAGTGCTGCTTATGACTTTGGCAATCCTGAAGCAACAAACATATTGTCTTTAATCAATGGTGAAGATAATTCCATGGTTAAGACATATGGTGGAGAAGTGAAGCGTGAGAATGACACGATCTATTTATTTAGACGTCGTGGTCGTGATCATGTAACAACTATTCGTCCTCGTAAGAATCTTAAAAACATTAAGATCACTACGAATATGAATGGTAAATTCACTCGTATTTTACCATTTGCTAAGTATACTCCTGAAGGAGAGAATCAACAAGAGCAAACTATTTACGGTGATATTATTACATCAGATCATTATGATGATTATTATGTAAAACGTATCGTTCCTATCGATGTTTCTCAAAAGTTGAATGATTATAAGAAACAACAAAAAGCTGCTCGTAAAGAACAACTAAAAGCAGATCGAGAAAACAATCGACGAATCGACTCCGAACGACGCTCCGCTGAAGAAGCTCGTAGAGAACAACTAGAGATTGATCGAGAAGCTGCTCGAGAAAAAGCATACGAGGACCGTAAAGCAGCAAGGGCTGCTAATCGTGTTGCTGCGCAAGAGAAACGTGCAGCGGCCAAAGCTGCTAGAGAAGCCAATAAAGGCATTAAGAAGTCAAAAGAACAACGTGCTGCTGAAGCGGAAGCTCGATACCAAGCTAGAGAAGCAGCATACGCTCAACGTGCTGCAGAGCAAGATGCCAAATATCAAAAGAAAGAGGCGGAACGCAGAGAAAAAAGAGCGGCCGCAAAACAAGCTAGGATTGATAAAAAGAATGCTAGAGAAGCTGAAAAAGCTAGTCGTAAAGCTCGTCAAGATCAAATTAAGGAAAACACCAAGATTGTAATTACCAAAGAAATGGTTACTGCCGAAGCGGCTAACTATTTTGATGAGAATCCGACGGTAGATGTTCCAAATATTAAAATCGAAGTAGAGATGATCCCATTGCAAGATACGTCTGAGTGGGAACGTTCTATGCTTAGAAGTCTTGAACAAATCAAACTTTGCGATACTGTTGATGTTTATGTCAAGAAGATTGACGCCGATGTTACGGTGATGGTAACAGAGATCGAGTATGATGTCTTGAGTGAACGTATCATCAAAATCGTAGCAACTTCCGATGGGAAAGATTCATCATCTCTTGCAGAAGCACAACGAGCAGAGTGGAAAGACCATACTAAGAAAGAGATCAATAACTCTCTGTTTGAGATTGACAATTCTTTGAATAAAATCTTAACCTCGGCTAATGGTAAAAACCAAAACTTCTATGGTCCAGATGAACCTCCTGCTGATATGGCTAAGGAGAATGATATTTGGTTTAAAGAAGTTGCTGAGGGCGAAATTGATATGTATCGTTTCGATGGAACTCAATGGGTTCTGATCATGCCTCATGATTTTGGAGAACAACTAGAAACCAAAATTAATGACATGAAGACAGAGATCAAAGAAGCTCTGGATCAATATGAGGAAAAGAATGATGATCTTAGAGACGAACTAGACGCTGTGACTAGTGATGCATTGGCAGCTGTTGATGAGTTTGTTTCGGAATTTGATGAAGAAATTTCAGCAGCAAAAACGAAGCTGGATGAGGTTGCTAAGAGTTTTGAAACTGCTAAATCGGAACTAGGTAATAAACTAGCTGAGTTAGCTCAAAAGCAAACTGAAGATAAGGTTGCGCTTATTCAACAGACACAAAGGGATATTAATAATCTAGCGGATGGGATTATCGAACGATACAATAACCTTCGTGTTGGTACTAATAACTTACTGACAAATACTATCCAAATGGGTTCGCCAGAATATTATTCAAATGTGAATGGCGGATGGGTAAAAGCAACTGAAACGTATCGTTTATATTCCAAGAATCTTGCTATTTGGAAATTGATAAAGAATGGTTCGGCTCTTAAATATAGTCCGCTGACAACTGCTAAAACAGTTAAACTACAACCAAATACATCTTACACAATGTCCTTTTATGCCAAATCAGATAGCCCGGCTAAACTGAATTATAATCTTTCTTATATTTCAGGCGATAATGTACATAGCGATGGTTATTCTAATGGATGGACGTTAACCAATGAGTGGAAGCGGTACTGGATTAAGTTCACTACTGGTAATAAAATAACAAGTACGTTTGATTTCCAATTGATGGGTGTTGGCGATACTACTAACAAAGGTGTTTCTACCTCTGCTTGGCAGTTAGAAGAAAGTCATATTCTATCTGACTGGCATCCGAGCGATAGCGACTTAGAAGAAAATATTGCCGAATATAAACGGACTATTGATCAAAACTTGTCGAGATTGCAGACTACTGTAGGGACTGTTGGAGATAAAGTAACGTCAATTCAGTCTACGATCAATCAAGCAGTTGGTAAAGTCGAAGCGCAAGTCTCTGAGATTACAGCATTGAAAGAGAAAGTGTCTAGAGCGGAATCTAAGATAGAGGCCGTTCCGGGACAGATTACGGCTCAAGTAAGTACTGCAAAAGAAGAAGTATTAACTGGCGCTAAAAATTATACCAATGCGCAAATTCAAGTTTCTGAAGCATCTATTGCTCAACGTATTACGGCCAATCTAACTGGTCAAGTTGAGGGTATTATTTCGTCTAGTATCACGCAAGATACAGGTAAAATTCGACAAGCTATTGTGAGCGCCAAAAATGATGCTATCGGCACAGCAAGACAAAATGCACAAACAATCGTTGAAACTACTGTTAGTGGTATCCGTACAAGTATCCAGCAAGTAGAACGAAATATTCCTAAAAAATATGGTGGTCGAAATTATCTTCAAGGTACGGATAAGACTCGATATTCTGGATCCTATACATTAGATAGCTCTCGTAATGCGACGATTATCGGTTATAATACTGTTAATAATAAATCATTACGTGATTTAGGAATCCCATCAGGAACTAAATTAACGCTCCAATTTAATGTTAAATTCAAAACCGCGGTTCGTAATGCGAAAGTCAGTGCCCAATTGTATACTATCGAAGGAACGAAACTCCAAGATATTACAAATGTGACTGGATATGATGCAGTGGATGGTAAAAATATTACCGGAACAGATGTTAAATTCCGAATCGGATATGTAACTCCTACAGATAACACATGGCAAAAAGCCAACCAAGTACGATTTATTGTATCCGATACAAATAATGCAGAGTTTGAAGTAACCCAATGTATTCTATATTCTGGTGATATGGTAGTAGACTGGGTAAGCGCCATTGAAGATACATTTGTAGAAAATGGTGGAGCGAACTTACTACGAAATGGTAATTTTGTATATGGTTTAACTGGAACAAACAAAACATCCACCCAATTCTGGGACGTGAATACTCCGAGATACTACTGGTTATGGAATTATGATAATGGTTTTGCTACATTTAAAAAGAATGGTATAATCCGAGGATATGGCCAACCGGATAAGAACTATGGACTGCCATCTTTAAGACAATCTGTTACAAATATTAACTTATCTAAAGGAGATGTATTAACTGCTTCCGGTGACTTTATGTTTGGTAGTTTGACTCCGGATGATTACATTATATTTGAATTGCAATATATTAGAGATAATAAAGTTATTAGTACATTATCACAAGCGATTAAAAAATCGGATGCTTCTGTATATGGAATGGTGGCTAATCAGAAGTCTATGAGACGTCTAGGCGCTACCTTTGAAACGCCTGAGAATTGCGATCGAGTTGATTTCAAATTGATATTCCCTCATTGGAGAGGTAGTGGCAATAACGATGTTTACTTCACACGATTACAATTGGAACAAAGTAAGGTTATTAATGATTTCAAGGAAAATCCTTTAGATATCGATGTAACTACAAATGCTAAATTCCAATCAATTGAACAAACTCTTGATATGTATAAGAGGACTATTGGAGAAACTGAAAATGGTGTGGCTTCTAAAGTGGCACAAATGGTTATGACGAATTCGTCATTCCAAACAACTATATCCAATGCTTCTGGTGCATCTAATAACTTGATTTTGGATACCGAAACCTTTGAAGGAGCGAAAGCAAACTTTAATAAAGGTGAAAATGGTAAACATCGAGATCCATTTCCTGGTGTTTATGGTAAAACAGAATATGTGATGCGAATTCCTAAATCATCAAATAATCCTGGCACTTCGATTGTGTCGTTACCGCTATCTATTTCACAAGTTATAAAGGGCGAAAAATACACAGTATCATTTAAGATCAAGTTGACGCCTGAACATGATACTGCCGGTAGGAGCTTTTATGATATTTATTTGAATGGTATATCAGAACAATATAGTATAGATAGTACTGCAGCTCCTATATGGTCTGTAAATGCAACTGAACCGCGTACCGGATCTAATAATCCATTCACTGATTGGGTAACTGTCAAGAAAACAATTACAATAAATGTCACTAAAAAAACATCGGATATGCCAGGTCTTTTACCATTCCGAATATCAATAGAAGGCTCCGGGGAACTGAAAATCAAAGAAATCATGATGGTTCGAGGGGATCTTATTGGCGAGTATGCGCCTGCTAGTGGAGTATCTTCAACTATTGTGAAACAATTGAGTAATTCATGGGCTGTTAAAAATATTAATAGCGCAGGCGATATTGTTAGTCAAATTAACGTGAATCCTGCTGGCGTTCGTATTAAAGGTAAAAACATTGATATCGATGGAAACACCCATATCACTAATGGTGTTATTGATAATGCGATGATTGCCGATGGTGCCATTAGTAATGCTAAGATTGGAAACGCTACTATTGAAAGCGCTAAAATTGCGAATGTGGACGCTGCTAAGATTGTTGGTAATAAAGCAAGTCTGATTGATTTAGAGGCGGTTACTGGTCGTATAGAGTATATATTTACAAACGGTATTTTAATCGGCGATGAAACCTATTTATATATGAATAATGGGAAACTTATGATACGTAATCGCTGGAGTACTAGATCTAATAGTGATCAGGTTCGATTCCAATTAAATGGACGGATTTCAGGACCTACACGTTTCAATGGGATTGGATCGAATTCTAATGACTACGTTCCGGTTATGACAAATCATTCTAAGAATATCCCAATATATGCAAGAGGTAACGGTGCTGGAGATGATGTGAATGGTATTAGATCTAACTGGCGTATCGGAGTTTATGGAGTTCGTTGGATGGGTATCGTCACCTTTGGTGGACATCTAAATGTAACCACCAATACAAATGCTTATTTATATATAAATGATGGATCTGGAGGACCTCAATCAACCTTATATTGTCCTCTATTTAGAGATACTCAAGTAACAGATATTGAGAATTCATTTTACGATTACGCATATCCTGGGAATCAATATGAAGATTTTAAATACTATGAGTATAAGGGTGAAAAGAAAACAGGATGGAAATAAATGAACGATAAAGAAATTTTAGAAAAAATGTTAACAAAAACATCTCAACAACTTTTGGCAGTTACTTTAGAAAAGATTGAAGCTGAAGTGCAGGCTGAGAATTACTTAAATCAAATATTGGATTTACAAAAGCAGTTGGAAGATAAAAATATTGAGTTAGATATTCTAAGATCTAATCCTGGTGCTTTTATCCAAGAAGTAAATCCTAATGATTTACAACTCCCTCGAATGAATAACAAATAGAAAGGAGCTAAAATATGAGCTCATTTAAAATTAGAAGTTATTATCCACTTTACGATGAGAATGGTAAAGTCACAAGAACGATGTTCGAGTTATATACAGAAACTCCAACAAATCTTATCACCGTATATTTGGACGGTAAACATACTGTGGACGATCGCAATCACGCTGATTACGTCGACAAATGTATGCGTCAGTTCCATAAGACTTATTTCGCAGAATGGGAAGTCCAAGAAACTGCTAAGAAAGTGGATGCTCTTGAAAAGACTGTTCAAACTTCTACAGAAGAAAACAAACGTCGTGACGAGTTTATTGAAGCAATGGTTCTCAATACCATCATGTCTGACAATGTTCACTATGGGGTTGTTTATAAGAAACTCGCTGCTCTTCTTCCTCAACTACAAGTTGGTAAGACTTATGAGCGAAATGAAATTGCAACGTTCTTGGACGAATCTCATACCGAGGTTGCTGAAGAAGGTAAATTGGTTATTGTCCAATTTAACCAGCAAATGATTTATAATGGTGAACCATTATCTACATTTATGAATAACGGAGAATGGGGTCAAAATGGTAAAGCCGTTGCTTGGCCATTTAAAATTTCCTAATTAGGAGGTAA